TTAACAGCTACTAAACTTGAATTACCACTACTATCATAAGCTAGTGAGTACTGAGTCATTAAGTCCCCTGATTAGTTTTACTGTGTCTGTTTGCCGATTCCAGGTTTAAGATCTGGCGAAGCAAAGCTAGCTTCCCCTGGCAACGGAACATCGCCTGTTCCGATGTTGCCACCTCCATTTCCTGTACTATCTGTTGGCGAAGCTCCTGAAGGTACTGGCATAGCCTGTCCCATTTCTGCTTGTCCTCCAACAGTGGTTGTATTAGTTTGATTTCCATTTACCATTCCCATTATTTGTGCAAAGATAGCTGCTTTCTCTGGATCATTAATCACTTGTTCAGGATCAATATCCAATGACTTAGCAACTTCTTTTAATATTGTATGCCACTTAACAAACGGTGCCAATGCTGGATTAGATGCTGTTTGCATAAATGTCATTAATCTTTGTGATCTAACTTCTTTCTGCATTAAAGAAGATGTACCTCTTGCTTTAATATCTAAATCACCTTTTATTTGAGGCTTATCATCATTGAATTGCATATTCCAATAAAATAATGTTTTACCTAGGGGCTTTAATAAATAGTCATCAATATTTTTGATAACTGTTTTAATACTAAGTGCTGCAGCTCCCATAAGCATTGACATACCTGCTGCAGTTCTAGTAGTTGATTGTACTCCTGTTGTACCATGTGAGTATGATGGTATACCTGTAGCCTCATCAGCTAATTGTCTGAACCTATCAAACATCATCATATTTTCTGTAGTAGTACTAGGAAATTTTACACCATGGATTGCTGCTCCAGGTTGACCACTTTGTCTTCTAAATATTTTTCCAGGAAATACTTTCATATCTTGACCTGGTACTAATAATGTTTCATCAATATCAAATACTAAATTACCTGATAAAGCTAAATTATCAATTGCCATTCTTGCGTGACCATTCATAATTGCTTGAGAGTCCTCCATATTTTCTGGAATACCTATTCCAAAAAATTGATAAGGATTTGTTTCATATGGACATACCATATAAGGTAATCTTGTAGGAGTAAATGGATTTATAGTACATCTTAAAACTTTATTTCCACATATAAATGCATTTACTGATATTACATCTAACTCATCATCATGATCAAAACCAATTTCTTTAGCAATTCTTTTATCTAATAATCCCCAATATTCTAAAACTTCAAATCTATTTTTATATAAATTTTCAACATTTTCTCTATCATACAAAGAAGATTCATATCCTCTTGTTTGATAGTTAGGTCCCATTTCTAAACATTCTCTAATTGCATCAGCATTAAAAAATGGTCTTTTCATTAAATCTGCAAACTGTTGTCTATTAAATGAATGTCTTTGAATTACATATTCAGAATCATTCATATTAGTTGCATTTGGATCTGAATAAAAATCCCAACATGATACTGCTTCTAGTTTTGGAACTGTTTTAAAATTAGCTGTATAAGTATCTTCACCAGTATCTAAATCTGTATCCCACTTATGAGAAACTTTATCTTCATTAAATGGTCCTTTTAAAATACCTGTACCTAATAAACACATTTCAAAAAATACATGACGAAGAATTTTTATAGCTTCTGTTTCTTCTAATTGATCATGAATTAATTTTTGTAATTTTTCTGCTGCTAGTTTTGCAGGTTCAATTTGTGGCATTGTTTTATTATCAGGTGAAGGTCCTTCATCAAAGCCAACATTTTTATATTCTTGTGCTAAATTTTCCATTAGCATATCTGCAGTAGCACCTTGTGGTATCTGTCTACCATCTCCAGGAAAACCATATGGGTTTGCAACCTCAGGACTTGCAGCACCATTAGGTTGTTGCATTTGCTGTGGTTTTAAATGAGCATATTCAGGTGCATCCTCAGGTACTTGAGTTGGTTCAACTCCAATAGGAAATTGACCACTCCCAAATAATACTTCTATAATTTGACCAAATGATGCAAGTACTTTTGTTTTTGTAATTTTAACAAAAACTTTAGACTTTTCGTTATCTCTAAAAGTCATTTCAGGACCATAAAGTCCTCTATAATTTCTATAAGCTTTTAACCAACGTTTTTCATCATACAATCTAGAAGTTTCTGCCTGTTGAAATCTAGTTCTTATGTATCCAACTAATGGATCATATTCTTCTTTGTATGGTTTTTTATCCATTATTATTTAAATATTAGTAATCTCTTTGTTCAGCCATTCTAAAAATAGATGGGTCAACTTTATCTTTTTTACCTAATGCATGATCTGGTCCTAAAGTTCCTTGTTTAACTTTAGCATTAGGATCAATTGCTAATTTTTCATTTTTAGTTTTAGCAACATCAGGTGAAAGTTCACCATGCTTGTATCTTTTTTTTATGTCCATTGTGTCTCCTAGTTTATTAATAATCTTTTTGATCAGCTAATTTAAATAAAGAATCTTGTACATGTTCTTTACCTGATTTAGTAACATAAGCACCATCTTTATACAAAGAACCTTCTTCAGATTCTAAGTAATTTTTAGATTGATACTTTCCAGGTGCATCTTTATTAAAGTCAATATTAGTAGGTTGCTGATTTGGTTGTTTGCCATCAGCAGCTGTACCAAGATCTCCTTGTTTTACTTTAGCTCTTGGATCGAATTTATTTTCCATTATTCATCTCCTTCTTCAATATCAGACTCTTCAGATAAGTCTTCAAGTTCCATTAATAAGTCTTCTTCCTTTTCATGTAACTCTCTGATGTCTTCAATAACATCTGATATAGTTCTTGTTTTCTTTTTTCTTGCCATTGTGGGGTTCTCCTATACTTTTATTTTTTTAATTGATAAAATATTTTTAGTAGGGATAATAGTATAATTACCACCTTGTTTAATTTCACCATTATCTTCAAAACTATAATCAGCCATTATTACTGTAGATTTAGAATCTTCTTTTACAATCCATCCTACACTACAACAAACTGCTGTTTTAGCTTTTTTGATATCAACTATGTCAGACCATTCTGAATTTCCGACAATATCCTCCCAATATACTGAGTTTAAAGTATAGGGAAAATTCTTTTTATTTGTTTCTGGTATTTTTATTTTTTTTGACACCTCTAATATCCAAACATTCTATCTACTGGTTGAAATTGTGGACGAGGAGTTCTATTAAATCTGTTTGCATAGCTTGTATGCATTGGTCTACTCATGCAACCATATCTTAATGCATCATATGCGTGATCTTCTACATCTGTATTAATATCTTCAGGATTATTATCATCTAAAGGTAGAAGAGGTAATGTTCTAATTAAATTTCTGCAAGTAGAAAAAATTCTAAGTCCTGGTTCTTTTTTCTTTTCATCAGTAAATTTTAATCGTTTATGAATTTCTAATTTACCACTAATTCTACTTTTAGGAGTTCTGTCTGAAGGTCTCCAACGACATCCTGTTTGAATCATCGTTTCTGCTATACTTGGACCTATATCTCCTCTCTTTGCCCATGTACTAGCGTCTAAGACCCCGTAGCGTATGTATTCTCCGTTTTCTAGCTCTAAGACTTTTCGTGCAAATACATCTGCCGTAATCTTTTTGGTATATAGTTCTCTATAAATCCATAGGTTATTATCATAATCAATAGCAAACCAAAGAACACAAGCAGGAGAACTGTAGCCCCAGTCTGCAGAACGAAAACGCTGCCAGCCTTTAGGTATTTCAAAAGGTTCGACAACGTGAATATTTTTACTAAATTCTGGAAAAGCCGAATCATCAAATGCATCCCAATCTCCTTCTAAAAATTGTTTTCTTTGTACTTCAGGTAATGATGCCAACATTGCATAGTAATCATCTGTTTGCATCAGATAGGGGTTATCTTGTAACTTTGCAGGAATAAATCTACGAGTTATAGTTTTAGTTCCTACAGGCGTATCTATACTAATATCGAATGTAGTATTCGGTTTAGCTGGATCAACAAACATCTCTCTTACCCATTGTGAACCAACGTTTCCTGGATTACCAGTTGCTCGTAAATATACAGGTATCTCTGGATCTACAGATCGAAGTGATGATCTTAAAAAATTATATATATCTGGCGAAGGATATTGTGGAAGTTCGTCTATTCCTATCCATGTGTAAGATTGCCCTTGGTAACGTAAAGCGTCTGTCATGTTCTCTGCGTACCCGAATTCTATCTTTGCTCCTGACGGGAATCTCCACTCTTTTTCTTGCTCTCTCCATTTTGCTCCTGGGAATGCTTTCGAGTATAATCTTTGAGAATGATTAATCAAATCTCTTAACTCTGGCATTGTCCGTCTAAGAAGAAGTGCTCTATGCGTTTCTTTATGACAATATCGAAGTGGATCGATAAGCATGGCATAAGATTTGCCACCTCCTCTTGCTCCTCCATAAAATACCTCTCGTTCAGGGGCTGCTAGGAAATCTGTTTGTGGACCTGTATTAGGTTTAAAGACTACCTTCTGTGAGCTTATATGATCCTGAACACTTTTAGGTGCACTATCAATAACATCTTGTGTTATTAGTTGTTGCTCTTTGCCATCTAATGTTTTGTTAATAGTTTTAAATTTATTCTTAACATTTTCGGCATGTTGTTTAGCTGATCTTAATGCTTGTTCAGCTGCAGCTACTTTCTTTCTACTTGTTTTAATTATTTGATTTACAGATCTTTTAGCTTTCTGTTTTACTGTTTTTACTTTCTTTGGCTTTGGCGGTGGAATCTCTGATAATTCTTTTTTTAAGTCCGACATATGATATATAACGTTTTGTTTTTGCTGTAAGCCATTTAGCTACTTCTCTGTATGAACAAGTTTTTAAATAATTCTTTGCTTCTTCTAATGCTTGTAATTCTGTTTCTATTGGAATTAATATTTTTCCTGTATCATCTAATGAATATCCAAAAGGAATAACTCTAGACTTTCTTGGGATCCTCTGTAGTTCCATCTAATTTATCTTTTGGTGGTAATATAAATATTCCATGCATAGCTTTCATATTTATATCTACCTGTTCCTTCTTTGTAATTCCAATTCTATCTAATATTTGTTTAGCAGCTTCCATTCTAATGTTTGCATGAGGAGTCGTACCATCCTCTTCTAACATGTCAACTATTTTAGTTGCAGCTTTAGCTGAATGTACTGCTAAGTAGTTCTCAGCACGAGATACAATCTCTTGCTTTAAATTACGCAAAACTTTAGGATATGAGTGCTCTGAATATCCTGCCAACTCTCCCGCTTTTTTGGGGTTGCCCCTCGCTTCTCCGAACAATGCGTCTAGAAACTTTTCCTGTGAATCTGTTAAGCTTTTTTTTGGAGTCTTTAGAATAGTAGAATCCATGTTTTGCATTTATAATTTCCATCAATTCCTTAAAAGGAATATTTATAGTTGTATTAGGCAATGAGTATATCTTTAATATCTGAGTCTGAAGGTATTTCTGGTTCCATTGGTTTAACAGAAGCTTCTGACATATCAGGTTTAACTATTTCTTCCAAGTTAAGTGTAGGTGTAGTAGGTTTAAACTCACCTTCTACTCTTGGAAATTGTTTAGGACCAAGTTGTGTATCAACAGGAGCATCTCCCATAGGTACACCATCAGGATATTGAATACTACCACTAAAATTTCTAGAGTAGTTATCAATTACTGCTGATAAATTTTCTGGTTGACTTCCAATTTTTTGAAAAGTATCATCAATCGGTACAGAACCTGCACCTGATTTTAAATAACTTGGTATATTTGCTTCAAACTTTGCCATAATTTTTTATATTTGTAGGGAATTCCTAGGAAACTCCCAATAAATGATGCAATTTAGTGATTCCT